GGTGGCAAGCAAAGACCTTCCATGTAACACTCACGTCTATTTCCGTGTCGTTAACGGAGCGCTAGACATGACGGTGTGCAACCGCAGCAATGATCTTATCTGGGGCGCATGCGGGAGCAATGTCGTACATTTCAGCATGCTGCAAGAAGTGATCGCCAGAGGATTGAACATGCTGTGTGGCAGGTATTTTCAGTTCACAAACAACCTGCACATCTACGACAACATTCCCAACCGAGAAATGTACACGCCCCCGATAGAGTGGTGGGAAAACCCGTACACCGCCGGAGTTGAACCCTACCCGTTGATTCGCGTAACTCTTGGACAATGGTTCGAAGATCTTGCAGAGTTCATGAGCAGTCCTCTGAACAAGAGCGGGTACGGCGACCCTTTCTTCCGTGAAGTGGCTGTGCCGATTATGACGGCGTGGGAGGCTAGAAAAACCAAAACATCTAACGGTCTTGCAGAGCTACAGGAGTGCAAAGCAGAAGATTGGAAGCGCGCATGCACTGAGTGGATTCTTAGGAGAGAAAACAATGCAGTATGATCAAGTGTGGCAATATGGACGAGTGAAACGATGTCACGCCATGGCCATCATCGGGGAGCAAACGGTAGCCGATCATTCGTGGGGGGTGGCGGTCACCGTGTACAAGATCGCGGAAGAGTGTTTGACTTTGGATTTGGTCGCCAAAGCTCTTCTGCACGACGTGGCCGAGGGGATACTGGGAGATGTTCCCGCCCCCGCCAAGTGGAGATGGAAAGATCTTAACAACCTTCTAGAAAAGTTGGAAGCTGTGGTAGAGGATGAGCTTGAAATTAGCGGTATCCCTCTTTCGAAGAAAGACAAAGAAATCCTTAAGTGGGCCGATGGATTCGAACTCTATAGGTTCTGCTTGTATCAGCGAGACCTAGGTAATCAACACTTGCGTCATATGTGCGGAGTGTTATACCATGCACTCAGTACCAAAGCACCAACGGCATCAGCAGTGAAACTTCTACGAGAGGTATCTAATGGCAGCGAATGAGTATCACCCCTCTGTGTTCGCACCCCCCAATGAACGTGAAAGAGCAATGCAGGAGAGAACGTTGAATAACACCGCCAACAGTAAACAAGTCGCAGGCTCGCACTACCGCAGTAACATTCAGCATTGGGACTATGTGATTGCCAATGACCTTGACTATTTCCAAGCTCAGATCACGAAATATGTGACGCGCTGGAAGAAGAAAAACGGCTTGCAAGATCTTGAGAAGGCGCAGCACTTCCTCGAAAAGTACCTGGAGGCGGTACGGTCAGGAGTCATATTCACTAACGCAGCCGTGGAAGTTCCGTCAGTAAAGCCGACTAACTCTGAAGAGTTTAAAACTTTCACTACGAGGGAGATGCCGCACTATGAAGTTCCTTATCACTTCGAAACTGAAGGCTTTGTACAGGAAGGTGACTGGTGGCGGTGCAAACACTGCCGGGAACGTTTCATCGTGCCCGCAGGAGTCAGCCCGGCATCTGTTCATGGGTGCAGTGCCGGGGATCCAACGGGACGTGGATACGTGGATCAAGCTAAAGATTGAAGAGGACTACAGAAATGCGTTCAAAACTCCAATGGTGCATCTCGCGTACGGAGTACCTGTCTATCTATTTGACCACGAAACTCTGCTCAAACTTTACGCACTCGCAGCACAAGAGAGACATCTGTTCTACAAAGCTTTGTATGAACGAAGCGAACTTGTACGGTACTGAGAAATGGCGGCAGGCCAAAGAGTACGTGAAAAATAGAGAACCGTACAGATACATCAGCTATCAATGCCCCGGTCAGTGGCGGTTCGAACGGACGCTACCGTGAAAAAAAGAGGGCGGGGGCCTACCCCGCCCTCTAAACCCGCGAACTAACGCGAGTGGAGAGTCACAACAATGCGATTTCTGCTTCTCTTCTTCGGATCAGTCCTGGTAGTTTTCGGCCTCCTCCCCACACCCATTTCCTTAATTCGTGTGGTACAAGATCCCACCGATCTGCTGCAATGCGTTTTCGGAGTGTGGATGATCTTAGCCGGCCTTCTCCTAGATTGAAGACAAAGTCCACTATGACAGCTTGTCTTTCGGGAGACTGTACCGCTAGCCTGGGGCACTGGCGCAGGGCGGCACCCCACGCCGTAGCTAAGTCGAGGTTTAAAAGCCTCTCCCCTTCCTCTAACGTGATTGCAGGGTGATTTTTTGAACACAAATGACCATAACCTATCGTCCAATAGCCTGCCGGGCACAGATAAGGTGCTGCTAGGACTACTGGACGCCTCGCCACAACTCTGTGAAATCCTTCAAACTCTATGCAGAGCTGAGCAGCTAGGTCTAAGGCTTTCATCGGCTCTTACGAATGCTGCGGTCAACGAACCAGAACGAGATGATACTGGCGACAATGGCGCGCTCATCCGGACCCCAGAGTTTCAGGATAGCATCTACTGTGGAGACGTTGTGGATCCACATTTGGTAGAACTGCGCCCAGAGCGCTCCGGTGTATAGCACGATCACCCACCAGAAAGTGATCAGCGGCCGCATAAGACTAGACAATGCGTCCACCCACTTCACGCCAGTGACAGTCCCCTGTGCTTTCGTAGCCTCGATGATTGCCTGCAACTCGCTGGCGCCAAGGGCAATGTCACCTTTGACTTTCTCAGCCTCGATAGCCATCTGTGCACGAATTTGATCAGCAGAGATCTGCTTGTCGAACATGTCAAGCTCGTGCTTTCGCTCGTTTTTCTTGTCGCTCAAAGACATGATCTCAGGCACCACTCGGAACACCCCGCCGAGCAACGTACCGAGTAGCGTTTCAAGCATCACAAACCTCCAATAAGTCAGGGAACGTAGACAAGTCGGTAAGTACGCCGACCAGCAGTATCATGAACACCATATCTTTCATGAACTGCTCTTTCTGCGGCACGACTACAGCTATCGCCTCTTCATCAAACCACGTATCTACTACGCGATCTAGAGTTCGTTGAACTCGCGCAGCTTTAGCACGCGCATGCTCAGGTATGGTGCCATCAGGCTCCACCTGAGTTAAAACCATCAACCGCTTGATAGGTGCAGTGCTCACTTACCCTTGATATGGTCTATGATTTGAGAGATTAAAGTCGCAAGAACACCAATTCCGAAGAGGACTTGCGCCCAATAGTCTTTGATCCATTGCCATCGGAATCTCGCGCGAGCTTGCGTCGTTCTAACAGCGGCCTCGGCGGGCACGAGCGGGCTGACTTGACTGAGAAACGCCACAAAGGTGCCTCGTTCGTCCAAGATGCCAACCACACGGAGGTTCGCCCATACCACTCTCCCTGACTTTGTGATATACCTCTTGACAAGGTCGTATCCGGCGATATCACCCGTGCGGACTGAATTAGCCAGACCGCCATCAGCTTCCACATCTTCAGGGTGTGTGATATCCTTGAAGGTCCGCTTCTTGAGCTCCGGAACCGAATACTCCAAGAAACGGCACAAGGTAGGGTTAACATCAAGCCAATGACCGTCTGGAGAGACGAAGGCAAGACCGACAACAGACGACTCCCACAGAGTCTTAAACTCGTTTTCCATCTGGGTTCCATTTAACTCACCGACCCCTTAACCCGAGCGATAGTATTCCCGCCGAGCCACGTGATAGCGTTACCGTTAAGTGCGACGGCGTTACCGCCAGCACCGCCTGAAGTACTGGACGCCACGCTGTAGAACGAGACGTTTGTTGCCGCTCCACCGTTAGAGCCTGAAGTGCCCCAATCACCTCCAGCCCCGCCAGTTCCACCGAAATCACTTCCACCGCTGAACACTCCACCAGATCCAGCAGAGCCTGCTCCTGCACTAGATCCAGTATTGCCGTTGGATCCTAGTTTAATTTGATCTGGAAACACATCCGGCATGTTGGACGTTCCGGCCGCTCCCGCCGCACTGGTAGCGGCACCCCTGCCACCACCCCCGCCGCCGCCAGTCGCAGCGTAGAGCTCCGTGCTGATCAGATACAGACCTTCTGCACCGCCACCACCCCCGCCACCGCCAAAAATCTCGCCAGCAGTGTTGTCGACAGTGGTTGGGACGCGTAGCGCAAGGGCAGTGCCACCGGCACCCCCATTGGCACCCGCTACAACAGTCCAGGCGGGTCCCCCAGGGTAGTTGAACGTAGCTGAGGAGCCGCCAGCACCGCCCATGCCGTAAATCTTACCGTTGTTGATGATTGTGATCACCGTACCGGACGCCCACCCGCTACCCTCGTCAAAAGCGGGAGTGGCGGCGTTGTCCGAAGTAATCTCAACACCGGAGTTGATTGTGACGATAATGCGCTGCGGACCGCTAGGGCTCCCCATGGCAGTGCGAAGATTATACTTCGACTGATTGCTCGAAATGGTGACGGAACGAGTTCCACCACCGCCCATGAGGCCAACCTTAGAAGTCATCATCCGTAGTTCTGCCCTGCTACAAACCCGAGATAAGAAGTACCGCCGTCCCAGGTGATGAGCGTAATGACGTCTTGTTTACCGGCACCGGAGAGAGTAGGTCCCACTCCTCCGGGCCACCGCACCGCAGCAGGCCATGTGACCGTGCGTCCACCCGTACCATCCTGCGTGAGCACGAACGTGATAGACAAAGCTTGTGAGGCAGTCGGCGGGTTGCTGAAACTGATCGTGACGTTGCCTGTGAGGGTCCAGACGATGACGTTCTGGTTGTTCAAGTCTAGATTTACCGCTCCAGTCACACTAGCGGTAGACGCAACTGCTTCTCTAGCAGAGTTGAGAAGACATCGAATGAGCTGAGTAGCTGCGTAGCTCTGCGTAAAATGAATAGCCCAGTTGGAGCCGTCACACACCAGTAGAGCACGACCGCGCGAAGACATGTCAAACGTAGTTTGACCATCTATAGACTCAGACGAGTTCCCATCGATGACTAGGTTTACTCCGCTCGCTACTTGCACCCACATTACGAAACCGGAACCTGCCGTCGCTGCTGCGGGAAGGGTCAGAGTCGCACTAGCAGTGAAATTCAGAATAGACAAATAGTCGGTGACCGCAGCAGTGTAGTTTCCGCTCTTGTTCTGTACTCGAAAAGCTTTGCTGTTGTCAAGATTGGGAAAATTGACATCTACCTGCGCGTCAATGCGAGTCTTGATGTTCTCCCACGAAGCAGCGTCTGTATCCAACGGAGTGCCGCGCGTGGAAAGTACAAGCGGCCCCGTCATAGATACACGTCCATCTTTGTGGAGAGTGTTACTCATCTCGTTACCCAAATCATTCAGGGTGTCGTTCGCCCAAGCGGCGTCGATGAGTGTATCTGCTGCTACGGGGTTCCCTGCGGGAAGAGTGTAAATCCCACCACTGTTACGAGGCACGCTACTCTCCTAGAACTGATTGTTGGTAGAGATACTGCTGAATAGCAGGAATCATCTTGCGGATACCTTCGGAAGCGCTCTGTTGCGCATCGTACCCGCCGGTCAGTAGTTTCTGCACGGGGCGAGTAGATGTGCCCATGCTCGCAGCCGCGCTGACAAGATTGGTGCCAGAAGGCATCAACGATCCTCGACCGAGTAGTGCGGCGGAGCGCGACTTATCCAACACCTCGCGGGCGGTGTCCGTCAGCGGTTTGAGCGTGGCGCTAGGCGAACGCTGAAGAACATCCGCCATCTGCTCCGGAGTGAACTCACCCTTTGCCTTCTTCACCGCACTCTTGATACGCTCCAGTGTGGCGAACTTGTCGTTTAGCTCCAGATACTCGGCTTTGGAGCCCTTGGGTACGTGAGTACCAACCCACTGCGTGATGCGATCTTGCATGTCACGAGCAGCGTCTCGCAGGTATTTGCTGGAGCCTTCCGCCGTGCGAATACCTTCTAGATCAGCCTTCATGGCGATTAGGTCGTACGGCTCCACTTCGCCACCAGCAGTGCGCGGACGTTGTGCGAACGTGCGAAATACCTGACGAATTTCGCGTGCTTCAGCAGGCGCAAGATTGTGCGTGGTGCGAAGATCAGAAAGCTCGCGAATTACGCCCTGTCTGAACTTATCATCAATTTTGACCTTGACCTTGTCGAAAAGTTGACGATAACCGCCAGAAATCTGCTGCGCAACCTGATCTACAGTCTGCTCGGGCGTACCTTTGAAGTCAGGTACGGTGCCGCCCTTGGGGACTGCCTTCTCAACGATCTTACGGTAGAACTCGTTGAATGGACGCTCACGTCCAGCTTGTTGCGACGCACCAATGACAGGAGTGTTGGCAAGACGACTCTCAGCGTTGCTGATCATCTTACCGACCATCGTAGACTTGTCCGCTGCCTGACCAATGGACGGCTGAATACCCTCGTCCATCAACGCCTTAGCTTCAGCGGAAGGGCGTACGAGCCCACTGGCGAAGCGGCGAAAAACGCGCCCGATGCCCTCACCCGCCGCGCCTGCAATACCGCCTTCGACAGCCCCTTCAGAAAAGCTAGACGGGTGCGTAGCGGCCCCTACAGCAGCACCCCCCGCCGCCGCCCCGGTAAGGGCACGCGCAAGGGCTGGAACCTTGGGGATAGCCTGCATGGCGGTCTGTCCTGCCTGTACCGCAGTGTTCATCGGTACGGCAGTGACGCCCATAGTTGTCATCGTGTCGCCAGCAGACGCCCACCCCGAAGCATCGGAAGCTCCACGGACAGTTTCTACGTCATCTGGCGTGGGCAGTCGCATGGTGTCGGCGACAGCTTTAGGGAGCGCCTTCCTGAGAGCACTGCCGAGCTTCGTAGAAGCCTCCACGTGCCCCGCGCCAAGACCTGTCAAAGCTTTGTGAACAGCCCCAGAAGGCATCGCTTCGGATACAATGTCTGAGAACTGAGACCTAGGAGTAGAGCTCTGCAGCTTCAAAGCCAGCAGTTGCTGAACTTGATCAGAGCGCAAGTCGTCACGCTCGTGCTCTACGGTGTACGAAGTGCCATCCGGCAGTGTGACGTCGTATTCGTACATTATTTCTTCCTCGGTGCGCTGACTTTAGCTCCGCCAAGATCAGCAGGCGACAACGCGGGAGCAGCAGGAGCACCTGGAGCGGAGGGAGCTTTGTTCAACAGCCCCCGCTCGTTCATGAGGTACTCGTATCCCTCAGTTTCGAACTTACCATCTTTCTTCACACGCATCAGCTCGTCGTTCAGCTTACGCTTGAGAATATCTTGGCGAATAGTGAGAAACTCGCGTACTTTGTCAGCAGACAGCCCAGGACGAATAGTGGCGTTCTTCCAAGACGTCAACTCGTTGTTGGTGAGTGTAGCGCCGAACAGCTTGTATCGCTCAAGCAGTTCGTCTTGACGCTCAGCCGTACGCCACCACGCGTCCATCTCTTGCATCTCTTTAGAGCCTGCGGAACCAAGAACAGAGGCAGCTTTTCGCTTGGTGTCCCCGAGCAGACCTTGGTTGGCATACTCGTCTTTGAAACTCTTGATCTGACGATCAATAGTGTCCACAGTGTCAAGCATGCCTGAGAATTTGTCGTCAATGTACCGAGGCATCGGTTTGGTAGACGTTTCACCAGCACCCTTCGCTTTCGCATCTTTCAACCTAACTTCACTCTCCAACGCAGCGATACGCGCGTTCGTGAGTCGATCATCAGGTAGTTTGATGATAGCGATCTGCTTCTGAGTGTCTGCCAACCTTTGAGACAGCTTATCGCGAAGCTCTCTATCCAAAGACTTATCTGCTAGACGAAGCTGCAAGTCAGTGTGCTGCTGCTCCAGCTTAGCGAGTTCAATCGCCACACCTGGGGCGAACGGAGTTGCTTCGCCAGTGTCTTGATTGAGCGTGCCGATATGACCGATAGGAGTAATTTTCGGCTGCCCCGTGTAGTCTTCCATCAGCTTGGTGGCGAGGTTACGTGCCATAGGAAGCTTGTACAGTTGACCCGCCCACTGCAACATGTCTTGACGCGTGGGGTTGACCGTTTGAGTCTTTTCAATGGGCTGAACCGCCGTGGCTTGTGCTCTGGCAGTAGCGGCATCCATCGGCCACGCTCCGGGAACGCTGCCGGGAGCAGGTGCGCTCGCCCCTACATCCGGAGTCGTAGACGTCGTTACAGAACGACTCTGCGGCATACTGCCGAGAATACGCGAAAACTCTTCGTTCTGTTTCTCAGAAAGAGCTTTGCCCTTCTCCATCGCGCCGCGTTCCTTGTACCCGGCAACGACCTCATTCACCAGTCCGGCGAGATGCTGCATAGGATCAGCAGCAACGTAAAAGCGACCGACCATACGACCCTGCGCAGGAGTGTTTCCCTTGCGGAGCATCTCCGCCATGCGCAGTTGTCGTTCAATGTCGACTTGTTGCGCGTCATAATCTAGATCCGCCATATCGACTCCTTAGTGAATCATGTCGTAGTAGACATGCTTCACACCATTGATCGTAGTCACTGCTTCTGGCAGCACCTGCTCAACCTCTTGAGCCATCACACCAACCTGCGGCTCGTCATCCCAGATGTAGTTGAAGCTGTAGACGTTGAATCCACCGGGAGTAACGCCAATCTTCGCGATGTTCTCTTTAACCCGGATATCAGACGCCTTAGCGGCAGAACTACCGAGACTGAACAGTCCGCTGATCATGTTGTCGCGACTTGCCGCCTGTTGATTGTAGACGTCAGTAGCGTATCCGCCCGCAGCATTCGCTGCACCGAACATGTCAGCTCCACGAGTCGTACTCTGATTAGTGAAGTTGCTGAACTGCGGCGCTTGAACCTGATTGCCCGTCAACACAGCATTCAACTCGTTGATTGGTAGGCTGCGGAGCCATGCTTGCTCTTGGAGGTTTTGCTGACGACCTTGAACTTGGCGTCCCGTGATGGTGTCGTACGCCGCCATGGCTTTCTGAACGGCCTGAGCATACGCATCGTTCTCTCCGAAAGTAAGATCTTGCTGACCTTCGTTCCAAGCTTCGGAGCCGCGCGTGATGCCCTGCGTGGCGAGCTGTGCCTCCATGTTGTTGCGCCTGCGATCAAGCAGAGGTTGCATCCGCTCCATGATAGAGTCTTGGATACCCTCAACAGCTCCAAACCCGAGATCAGGCATCTCGGAGATTTTGGACATGTCGAACCCGTTACCGACGGCAGACTGTACTTGCGGCAACATACTCAGGGCTTGACGAGACATGCCGCCCTGAATAAGTTGCTGATTATCTAGCGCCTGCTGTGCAGTCGGATCGAGATCAACCTGTTGCACCCAGGTGCCGTCAGGATTCTGTGTCCAATTGGTCGTACCCCACGGCGTGATCTGTTTGGGGCGGTTGGCTTTGAGAGCTTCCCGCGCCATCTGCAGATCAGCTTCCGCCGTGGCTTTCGCGGCGCCAGCGTAATCAGGGGCTGGAGGAACATCAGGCGGACCACCTACTAGAAAACTGAGTGCGCTATCCAACAGACCCATTAGATCATTCCCCCGACCTCGTAAACCCAATCGTTAGAGGTCCACAGTGCCTCACCGGAAGCATCGCCTTTCACTCGCAGTGACCCTGCGGTGCCGATGCCTTCCACGCTTCCCCACGGCTTGTATGTCGTGTCGCTGCCCGCCCACACACCTTGATCCCAATTGGACACATTCCAGATTCCAGCTGAACTACCAGTGGACAACGCAGAACCGAACACTGTGCTCAGATCGAAATCAGTGTTAACTGCGAAGTAGTGTCCTGGAGCCCCGTTACCGACAAATGTGGGGCGAGCCATCTTGAAATGCTTTTGACGCCCTGGCGTCTTAAAGTAGTTGAACGCCGTCTGTGCTTCGAAAGAAACTTTGACGCCACCGTTACCGGCAGAGTCAGCGTCGTCACGAGCACCTTCCCAGAAGCGGTAAACCTTCGTATCACTGCCAAAGAACGCCCCGCTGTAGAACGTTTCCCAGCAGATGGCATTCAGACCGTCAAACTGACACCACGCTCTGGTGATAGTGTTCATCGCAAGCTGAAGACTCTGAGTCTCTGAGACTGGGATGTTTAACACTAACATGTTTACCTGTGGGAACACAAGTATTTGCCACCCAAAGAGGGACCCATACACAGTGATGAGGTCAGAGATGAGTGGTTGAATCTTGTATGTGTACGCAGTGTCTGGCGTGTTCTCTACTTTAGTGGATACGAGAGACTGTGTTAGCGACTGTAGCCCGAATTCAGACAGAAACGCCAAGTCGCCCGCGTATTTCACGGCGCAGCGACGGCCTATGGGGCGTCCTTGCGTATACACACCCACAAGCGCCCAGGTAGCAGCAGTGGCAGGGTTCGTACCGCGATACACGATCACTTGACCTTCGCTAGTGATAACTGCGAGATGATCGTCAGCCCCCACACCAGAGTCAATAGACCATGTGGCCAGAGCCATGATGTATCCACCGGCACTCATCAATGGACCGAAGTCGAACTCGGCCACTACGCCGAAGACAGAATCGACCGGAAGGTAATAGGCGCTCGTAGAGCCGACAGGCACCACCCACAGTCGACGCTGATGTACACAGCAGTGAATCACATCTGCAGGATCAATGCCGTTGTACGTGCCAGAATCTGTGCCGTTACCCGCCGTCAGTCGAGCATACGTAGTGCCATTGTACCAGATACCATCATCTGCGCCGTTGAACGCTACAAGATGAGAGCCTGCGGAGTTAGCGAAATTGACATGCTGCCACCTTGCGTTCGTCAATCCAGTATATTTCGGCGTTGCCGCAGCGTAGTCTCCAGCCGTCGTAACGTCGTAAATCTCGGTGTTGCA